ATACAACGCCCATGGGTAACGGAAGATGTTGTCCTTGGCGTTGAGAAAGTTCAGGCACTCAACGTCGGGCATACCTGCCGGCAAGCGAGCAGGGTCAACATAGTTGCCATAGCGTTGCTTGCCGATGTAGGTAGCGTAGAAACCACTCAATGCCGGCAAAAATATAGCCATTTCGCTTTTGCCGTCTGGACCGAGCTGCCTGACTCCGAGATCAACTGTTTTGATTTTTTCGTTCATTCCATACCTTTTTTCTTGCCTCGGACATTCGTTGTCTAGTTTCCTCGGACACTGTTCTGCCTTTTTTTGCGTCACTTATCTTTTGCTTATGCTCCTCTGATAGAGGGCCTTTACCTTTTTTCGCTTTGCTTAGATTTTCTCTATGCTCGTCGGTCTTGGGCTTGCCTCTGCTGGATTTTGACATCTTGAGACGTGCCTCGTCGCTTTGCGTAGTCACACCAACTAATCCTCGGTTTAATACCAGCTGCTCCATCACCGGCATCAGTTTGATTTCTGAGTATTCCGGTGTTGATATCTTGCCGTCCATACCATCTAATCATTCTGCGTTCAATAGCTAATGCGCCTAGCTCTGCCAGATTGCTCTCTAGTATCACTATTCTATTTAGATCTTTAGGGACAACAACAGAATGTTTTCTGTCCCATGCTCTGTTTTCTTTGCCTTTGCCGATATAATAAGGTGTCAGTTCTTTAGTGTGCAGGTAGGCGACGCCTACCTGCGGTGTTTACTTATTATTTCGTTACCATTGGGATGATGTAGTCATAGCTTACCAGGCCGCTGTCTACAGTGATCATAATGCCCAGGTCGCCCATGCGGATGGTCTTGTTGCCCACCATGTTGAGCGCACCTACAACAAAGTTGCTGGGCACAGGGATGGAGTAACGAGCAGTTGCCGCAATGCCATCCTGGAACACAAAGTTACCGGTGTGGCTGCTAGCATCACCAACGCTGGCAGTGATCTTACCATCTTTGACGTTGAACGTCACAGTCTTTTCATCTGGCAGTGCGCTGACCTGATACTTGAGACGCTGTAGTGCGTTTGCAGTTGGAACAAACTCAACTGGCCAGCTCTTCACGTTGAAGTTCAGCTTTGGTTCCATGCTTTCGACGACCTTAGCGCTCATCAAACGGAAGTCGTTCTGGAAGTCACCAGCAGCGTTCTGGAAGCTGATGTTGAACGGGATGGTGTTGCCCTCGTGTTGCTTGCTTACCAGTGCGATGGCTGCGCTAACATCATACTCTGGAATGTTCAGCAGCGTGTTGAGCAGTCCGAGGTTGGGAATGCCAAACGTGCCAGCGAACTGCGGGATAGGTGCGTGAGTCTTTGCTCGCAGCACCATTTGCTTTTCGCCTTCTGTGGCGCTGATCTCTGTGGCGTCAGCACCAGCGTCAATGCGTAGTTGAGCAAACGCTGCCAGCGGCAATGTGTGCTTTACCATGTCTAGTAGATAGTCTCTCATGTGTAATCCTTTCGATTGAGTTCAGTATAGTTGATTAGTGAGTTGTAAGTCAAGTATTATCTAACTGTGCAATCCACAGCCCAAAGTCTTTTACGATCTTTTCGTCTTTGTTTAATTTGTGTAAATCACGTAGGCTGCGATTTACAAGCCCGCGGGCATCCTTAGGTCGGTCCATTGCCCAACACATCTTACTGGCGAACAACACAGCCTCAAGCACCGCCGGGTGCCCTCTTGGATAGTCTGTTTGCGCTCGTTTGAGGTTCTTCAGTGCAGTAGCCAGTCGTTCTGCGTTGACCTGTTGTATTGTAGCCCGGCTGGCAGCACGAGCAGCAACCTCAGCAGCATAGGCCGCGTCACGTTGTGCGTTGTATGCCAAGTCGGCTGCCAAGCTGCTGGTCATCTCACGGTAAGCAGCGTTGATCTCCAGTGCCAGTTCTCTGTCGGCTGCCAGCACGTCTTCGTCCATGATCAAGTAACCCAGCTTGCCAATCAGGTTGGTCATGGGCAGATCGCCGTGCCTCTTGGCCACTACAAACGTAATAGGCTGGTCAAGGAAGTCGTGTTCTTCAACCAGTTCAAGTTGGTTTTCCTCTAGGTATTCTAGCAGGCGCTCACGCCACATAAACGAACACAACCCAGCCTCAACAGCTCGCGCACCATTGACAGTGCTGGCGTCAACGTAGTCGAACATGACGTATCCACCAGGCATGGCTCGTTTGGCCATAAGCGCGATGTCTTTGCGAAACGCACCAACACGCTTGAACATCAAGTTCTTCCAGCTTACCACCAGGCCCATGCTATTGTGAGGCAGTTCGGGCAGTGTGGCGCGCGTATACACGTTTATCTTGTTCTTGCTCTCCATTGGCAAGCTGTCAATCAGCGCAGTTGTAGCTTCAGGCCAATCCTCGAGAACATAGAACGGATCACCCGCCACCAGCACTCTAAACACTTCGGCGGTGTTTGGTTCGACATACAACACTGGATATTGCCACTCCACATACTTGCCAATGATGCCCGCAATCTGTGTGAGTGTGCTGCGAGAAGTGACCCAATGCCCACGCGCTGTCATGTAAGTTGCACCATCTTCAACTGCAAACTTGTCTGGCCCAGCCGCTACCTCCTTGAGCAACGCTTGATGCGCTGCTTCTCTTGCAGTCTCTAGGTCTTGTGCCAAGCCTGGTTTGATGCCGGCTATGTCATACAAGGCACCGTTGATCTTGCCATACAGGTCGTGTAGCTCTTTCAGTCGGCGGCGCATCTGCCCAGCGTTTTTAACGTCAATGCCTCCCAATGCGTGACCGAGACGCATGTTAGCTGGATCAGCTACAATGGGGCTGGCAGTGACTGCCTCTAGCGCAGCCTGCGCTTCTAGGATCTCGCTGAGTTTTTTCATACTATCCAAACATGCTGGCAAATGCGTTGTTGCTGCCCACGCTTACACGCAGGTCCCACTCTAGCACACCAAGGAGGTTGTCCACCTTTTGATCCACAATGGTGTCTTCCATAAGACTGCTGTCGAATGGTAGTTCCTTAAACCAGTCTGGGATATGCGCTTCGTCAATGGGATAGGCAACGCTGGTCATATTTAGTGCGTTGGGTTTCAGCTTGCAAACAATCACCTTCTGACCGTCAGTGATGCTGCCAACGTAGTTGTCGCCATGCATCTTCTTCAGTCGGTTCCAGTTGATGGCCGCCATAGCATGACCCACGCCGCACTTGCCAGTCCGCTCATAGTTCTTGGTGTGGTTGGTGAGATTGTTGACACGCTTGGGTGTGCCCTTTTCCCACGCCGGCCGCTCCTTGAATCGGGTCTTGAACTCCTTGATGATCTCAGTGACCTCGTCCTTGCTAGCGCCTGTTAGCACACGATGCAGCAAGTCGCTCAAAAACTCTTGCACAAACTTGGGCGTGTCGCTGCGCTTGAGGTCCAGTCCCATAGCTTTCATCTTGCCGGGCTTGCCATCCACGTCTAGTCGCTTGTTCTCAAGGTCAAAGATCATCACACCGTAACGCTTTTTCTTGATGAACAAGCCCTGGCTGGCAATCAGTTCTCGGCCACCACGGATGATAGCACCTAGCTCACGCGGGCAGTGAAACGCTTTCTCCATAAACGCTGGGAAGCTGTCGTTCAGTTGGTCGGCGATGCTGTTGTAGATGCCGATGCAGGTTTCCTTGCTCCACTCAAGTTGGCCCGACTCGACTTGGTCTTTGATGACAGGCCATGCTGAGAAATAAACGCTGTCGGTATTGTGCACCAATAAATCATTTGCAAAAAATACCGGATCTTGATCAGCAATACTTACATCATATACATAATCATCTACTTCGCCGAGGCATTCCACCGACTTTACTTTAGTTCTAATAACATCCATTCCGCTGCCCTTTTAATAGTTTCTGCTTTATTTCCTTTGAATTCTTGCTCCCATATGGTTAGAATTTTGAATCCAGAATCTGTCGCAGTCTTCAATTTTAGCATATCTCTATTCCAAATGTCAATTGCTGCTTTCCCACGTATTGTTGCAGTTTCAGCATAAATTTTAGGATTGGCATGCCAATAATCGCCATTGAATTCAATGATACAATTCTTGTGAACTATATCATACACTACATACGAATTTAGCAAATCTGACCATTTTCCGAATGGAGAATTTAAGCTAGTGTGGTCTAATGAAAACCCTAATTCCGACTCGAGCAGTAGTGCAAATTCATTTTCTAGATTACTGCAATGGTGCGATGATTTCCTGCTCATTATTATTTGAGTGGCTTCTTCTTCACTTATGTTCAGATGCGTGGCTAACAACAGTGGATTGTTTGGAATGCTCTTTTTTGCATTGATTTCTAAATATCGAGCTGTTCCTGTTTTGTGCCCATATTTTTCAATGAAGTATGATTTGGTATTAGTATACGCTTGTCTTAGACAATAAGCTTCCCAGTTAGCAGCACCAACTTCTTCCCCAAATCTAGCAATCATTTTTTCCAAGGTCTGCGCTCTAGACGAGTTGTAGCTGTTGAATTGATCCTGTGACCATCCGTGCTTTTTCTCTTTGTGCTCAAACGAATTCGTGTATGCTTGTTTTTGTCGATAATCATTCCATCTTGCTTTGCCCTCTTCTTCTCCATATTTTCTAATTAGGTTATCTTGAGTAACAGCAGTAATCTTAGTAAGAGAGTCGCTTACAACCTTTGCACCAGGATGAGCTGCCTTATATTCTTTTCCGTTCTTAAATTTTCCGTTGCAATTAAACTTGAAATGAGTCCATTGTAATCTTTCAGCCTCAAATCCACACTCAATACACCTTACCATATGCTGACACTCCTATCTCCATATAGTATTTATGTTACGAGCTTAATTATCAGGTCATTGGAATCAAATTGAGTTGGTTTAACTTCGGTAATAGTTCCATTGCGGTCCACCATAATACTGTGGTCTTCGGTTACTGTAATTGATTCACCACATTCGGTGGTTATTTTATACAACTTTTTCTTTGTCTTATGTCGCATTACATATGATATTCCGCTCATAATCGGCTTATTGTTGGCAATATCAAACCCTACTACCTTAGCAGATGTGCTTGTTCCGTATTCCTTTTCACCAATGCTTTGGTGCATTTTGCACTGCGCAAATAACTCGGCTATAGTAATTTCTCCTGCGTCTGTGCGTATTCGGCTATCTCCAGTAACACTGTCACCGTAGATCACTGCCTCACCAACGTGGTTGTATTCGCCAGTGATGGCCTCGTTGGTAAACGCATCCATGTGACGCGCAATAACACGCCCAGTCAGCGTGGTGCTTTGTCCAATGCGCTTGTCAAAGAAGCGGCATCCTGGGTTGAGAATGGCGCCATACAAGCTGTTGAGGTTGATCTTCTTGACCAGCTGTCGCTTGTCCCAGAACACAAACTCGTCCTTGTTTCCGGCTGCAAAAGCATCTCTGGCTTTGGCCTGCAACACTTTACGGTCAGCATACCAAAACTCTAGCAAGTCGGGCACAACGCCCTTCTTGTCGATCTTGAAGATGGTGCCGTTTGCGCTCAACACCCACGGATAGTCGCCCTCAAAGATCATGCGATAAACATCGTGTGCGCTGTAACGCGCTTCACCTGCTTCTTCCCAGTCGATGATGATTTCCACACCATCGTGCTGTTCCATTACCGCAGTGTATTCCAACGTGCCGAACATGTTTTCCCAAGCGTCAGCAAAGCTCAAGCCCGAGTCCATCTTCTCCTGGATGTATTTGTCTGTCATGTATGGACGCAACTGTCCTACAATGGTCTCTGGACCCATGTTGAGCGCGCGAATGGCGCTGGGATACAGGCTGTTGATGTCGATTGCACCAATCCACTTGTGCATACCACGCTTGGGGAATGCCACATAAGCACCAGCAGCCGCAGTGTTGCCTTCATGGTGGCGACGGTTTGGCACAACCAACCCTTTGCTGTGAGCGTGGTTGATGATGGCCTGCTCAGTCACAGCCACGGCACCCATTGTGGTAGGCAACAGCACAGTGTTTTCATGCGCTAGTTGGTTGGCCAGTGCCAGGAATTGCAGCTTCTTGTCCAGCTTGTCCAGCAGCGCAACGTCCTGCCTGTTGTATTCAATGAACTTCTTGAAGTCCTTGTTGTAGAGCGTGTCCAGTGTGCCTTCATACTGGATCTTCTTTTCGTTCAGCTCATACTCACCAATTGCGTCCAAGCTATAGCTGTGGCGCTCTTCGTAGGTGTATTTGCGGTATAGCTGCATGTAGTCAACGTGAACACGACCCAGCAAGTCGTAAGTCTGCGCTTCTGCACCAAACTTCTCATAGGTGCGTGTCTTGGGCAGTTGGTTCCATAGACACAAACGTCGCGTGTCGTCTTTGCTGAGCACACGAGTGATACGGTTCACAGTGTATGGAATATCGTAGCCCTCACTGTTCCAACCGCTGAGGATGTCTGCGTCTTGGATCAAGTCTAGGAACACTTTAAGCATTTCTGCTTCGTTGTCGAACATGAAAGTGTTGTCAAACTCAGCCGCAATCTCGTTGGCTGTTTCCATGCTCATAGCTTTGGGAGGCAGTGCTAGCGTGATCAGCTGGTCCAGCCACTGTAGATGCACAGTGATGGCGGTGATTTTGCTGAACGCTTCGCTGGTGCTGCTGAACCCGCGCAGTGGATCGAAGTCGGTCTCGATGTCGAAGAACGCAACATGCAACTCTGGGGCTTCTACCCCAAGGTAGTATTCGCTCAAGCAACGGAAGATTGGGTTGATGTCGCTTTCCCAAATCTTGTCGCTGGGATGCAACCGCACTTCCTTGCGGAATTCCTTGTTGCTTCTTGTAGTGAAGCGTGTTACAGGTGTTCCATAGATGGTGGTGTGTTTACCACGTGGGTCGTCGTAGTAGAATGTGTAGTTGGCTGGGTAGTCGTTGTAAACGCGCTTGCCATCAATTCGTTCTACAACGTGTATTCTGTCTGAATCGTTGTCTTTAATTGCGTCAATATAGGACATCAAGCTCTTTCTTTTGGTTTCTTCCTTAGAACATGCATAACAAGCTGTTCTTCGCTGGCAAGGATCACAGCCTCGCCGTATACTGTAGCTTCGTATGCCTTTTTGGCATTACGGATTTGTTTGATACGAATCATCTTTGGATTGACTCGTATCACCCGGTAGAATGAATACGCACCATAGCGGTCCCAACTTCCAGAGTTGGGCATTACTACTATGCTGTCAACGGTGATTTCATTGCCAAAAAGTCAGTGATCATTGATTCAACAAATATAGTATGATTTCTGGAACCTCTCCAATATAAACTACTTCGTTGGGGAATTTGCGTTTTGTCCAAGTCTTGCCAACAGGCGCAACAGTAAGCATGACCGCAGTCATCTTGGTAATGCGACAGATCAGCGTGGACGTAGCGGAGTAAGGCACAACGACAATGTCGCCAATGTTTAACGGCCGGCCTAGCTTGTCGATGTGCTCAAACACTTTAGCCATTAAGTGTCGTCCTTGCCCACTGCTACAAGGATGTCTTCAAGCAAGCTGTAATCTTCGCTGGCTTGTTGGAAGCCGCCCTTGTGTGCAATCTTGATGGCTTTGGTGAGGATGCTGGGCTTGATCTCCATCTCCTCAGCAATGGCTTTGACTGTGTCCTTGAGCCCACCGTTCAAGTCCTCAACCTCTTGTAGCACCGTGCTGCCTTCGCGGATGAGTTGCGTCAGCTTTTTCTTCTCTTCGTCAGTGAAATTTCGTGTGTCGGCCACAGGTAAATCCTTTCCTTATTGATATACTGTAATGGTTTTTGCGCTAAAACGCAAGTTATTTGTGGTGCCAAACGCTGGGACGGCGTGAACCGTCTTTGTATTCGCGCACAAACTTCATCTTTGCACGGTCAATGCCTATGCTTTTCAAGTGCTCTGTTGCTGTCTTCACAGTTTGCTTTACATGCCCATATGGTGCAATAAGGTCGATCACCCACATCCTGTCTCCGCTGAGCACAGCCCTGGGGTTGGTAACCAGCTTGCGGTCGTTAAAAAATGTTCGTTCGTTCTCTTCGTCAAACAGCGCCCAGCTTAGGTATCCCCGTGCTACGTTGTTTTCCATGTATAGTATATAGCTGTTCATCAACAGCGGCATTGCGAAATTGGTTGTCACATCCAAGTAGTCAAAGTTCTTGTGGACTGCACTATCCCTAGCCAAATTGACAACACTTAGGAAGTCTGCGTCAAAATTGGGGTTGATGTTGTGGGTATACAGCTCTGTGTTCTTAAACAGCTTGAGCCAAGTTGCACCACTGGCAGCAGCACTGGTTGGGATGCTGCTTCTACTGCGCTGTCGTTGTTGGCGTTCGCGTTTCCAGTTATCCATTGCTCAGCATTTGCTCTAGCTTGCGCAGTTGGCGTAGCAGCTTGCCGTCTTGGTTGTCTGTTGCAACGTCAATGCCGTTTGGGATGGCGCGTTTCATCAAGTATTCCCGACCGCCTGGGCTGAGTGGGATCTTGTAGGCAGTGCCGGTAGTGGTTGCGCTTTGTAGGTTGGATGCAAACTCCACCTTACCTGGGCTGCTATAGTCGTCTACAGTGTCCACTTCGCCGCCGCAGAAATAGCCATACAGACTAGCTGGGATCTTTACGCTGGGCCAGCGTTCTATGACCTCAACCATCCTCATGTCTTACCTCATCTCTTGTGGCTTGCGACGCATCACACCAAACGTGATGCCATTCTCAGTTGCAGGTTGGCCGGCACCTAGTGCTCTAGCAATGTTGATGCGCTGTAGCTCGCTAAACCCAAGTTGCCCCTGGAAGCGGCGCAGTGCTTGGTCAAAGTGGTGGCTCTTGGCGTCACCTGGCATCTCTGGGAAGTCTAGGTGTAGCTGGCGACCACCCTTGCTGGCAACAATCTTGCCCGGTGGAGCACCACTCCATTCAGCCACAGGACGTGTCATATGCTTTCCTTCACTGGCCAGGCTGGATCTGCTTTGAGTTCGTCTAGCAACGTTGCTGCCAGTGCTGGCGGCAGCGCAGCCAGGATAGATTCAACGCTGCCTAGGTCGCGCCCAGTTGCACCTTTGCCCAGCAGCATCTCTGCAATTTGGTCAATGTCATCTGTGGCAAACGCGCCCTTCTTGCCCTCTTCATCACGCTTGAACAAGCCCTGATACGGGCTCCAGAGCAGGCCTCGCTTCTTGGCCAGCACTGCTAGCGCAATTTGCTTGTTCACGCCCTTGTATGGGCTACCTGGTGGAATGTTGTGGGTGTGGAATTTAGCTGCATTCTCGCCCTTGGGCACAACCATGATGTCAACCTGGTGCGCATGATCGCCGGCCGGCACTCGCACATGAACGCAGACGCCACTCTGTCCAGTCTGCAGGCCAGTTTCGTCAAACATTGCTCGCAGCTTTTTGCGGATCAGCTTGGGGTCACTGATGTTGAATGCATGGCTCAACGCATCCTGGTCTACAATCATGTCAAGGTCGCCGCTGATTTTGCCTGGCGTTGGGGTAGCACCACTGCCGATTGGGATAGCACGAGCTTTTACACTCGCCAGCACGTTGTTGACAGCCTTCATGATAACAGGAATGCGCTCGTGGTCAAATGGCTCGGCGTCTGGGAAGATGTTGCCGCCTTCCATAAGTGGGTCAGCTGGTGTGTAGAAAAACTCGTTTAGCTTCATTATTTTCCGCCTAGTGTTTTGATGCCACTGTCGGTAACGAGGTGGAAACGGTTGCCGTCCACAATGATGTCACCTTTGGTCATGCTTTTATGTTTGACGCCGAACTCTGCCAGCATGTCATTGGCTCTGTTGCCTGGGTCCCAGCTTTCGCTTTGCATAAGGCTGAACACCTGCTCGGGGTCAGTCTCAGCTAGCGTTCCGATCATAGCGTGGCTAGCATCAAGCTGGCGCGGGTTGAACGTAGTGGCAGTGCCCTTGCTATACCAGATCTGCGTTTTGCCAGGACGATACTGCTCACCAGCGTCAGCCAGCGTGTCATAGGGTTCGCCAGCCTCCAGGTCGGGAAACTGCTCTGACTCTAATAGGTCAACCCATCGTCTAAACCATTCAGTCATTTCTTTACAGGACGCTTTCTCTTTTGAACGCCACCGAGTGGCATGACCACACCAGCAATGCCACCAGCAGTTGTTTCGCCAATTGGCGCTGCCGTTGGGGTTGGCATTGGGACGCTAACCTGATCAGCTGAGATACCAACAGTGCTGTCAATGCCGTCGTTGATCAACTCGTATTCCATGTAGTTAGCAACCGTCTTGAGATACTCGGCAGCAGTTGTGATCTTGCGTTGGACCCACGCTTCAATGCTGTTGTCCTCGCTCACAGTCTTCAGCATTTGGTGCAGGCGGATTGCGTCACGCGCTGCATGATACAGTTGACCGCGCGCCATTTGCACTTCGTGGTCTTGTTCCATGCCAGCTGCGTCTAGGGCGATGTCTTCCTTGACAGTCTTCTTCTCGGCAGTTCTACCCTTCAGCAGGCCGTGGATAGCTTTAGCCTCCTTGCCACCAATGCGCTTGTCCTTCTTGATTTCCTTGTCCACTGCGTCTTTGTTGTAGGCTGTTTTTGCCTCTTCAATTGGTGTGCTTTTGATCTTGGCAATGCGCGCTTCTAGCTTTTGGATGTAGCTCTTCAGGTGTGTTTTTTCTGACTCTGATGTTGCTGCACGGAGTTCAGCTTTGGCGTCCTTTAGATTTGCTTTGTGACGAGCAATACGTTCGGCGTCGTCTGACTCAGTGACGGTGCTGCCCTTACCCTTAGCAACACGCTTGACATAGTGGTCGCTCATCTTACCAAACCCATGACGCCATGCCATCTGACGTAGCTCATCTTCGCTCTTGCCACCTAGCTTGGTTGCCAGGTCCTTGTCGCTCATGCCAGCTAGCTCTGACTTGTGGCGCACAATGCTGGCCGGCATTCCTGCCTCTGCCAGTTGTGTGCCCAGCAGCCCATGGATTTTCTCAATGTAGAAGTTGGTATTGCCAGCCTTGTTTACAGCGTAGATCAATCCTGCAATAGCCTCTTTGATCTCGGCTACTCGTTCCATGTCACCAGCAGCCTTCAATCCGGGGATTGCTGCTCGTGCAGTGTCAATGGCCCCCATGATCTTTTTCATTTCGTCTTGGTATGACTCGTTCATCTTACTTCCTTTTTTCTTGGGAGCCTCGTAAACGGCCGCCTCTTTGTTCTTTGGACCCGGTGTCTTGTTCTTGGTCTTCTCGTCGCTGCTTTCGCCAACGTCGGCGCGAGCTTTTTTCACCATTGCCTTGCGTTTTTCATATTTGCAGTCGTTGTGTGCAGCATATTCTTTTGCGCGGTCGCGGCTACCATCTTTGTCGTTGGTCATGAATGGATCGTTTGCATCTGTCTCGCCCTTGGCTCTTGCAAGGTGCAGGCTAGTCAAGCTCGATGGGCGTCTAAACAACAGCCGGTTGTCAGTGGCTTTCTTTAGGTAGTCTTTTTTCTTAGCGTCAGAAATCCCAACAACTGGCTCACTGCCTTCAAGCACCTTCTGCGAGCCCATGATCTGCTTGGCCTTTGACAGCGTCGCAACCTTATTCTTCAGCTCTTGCTCGTATGCTGGCAACCAGGCGCGCTCGTCAGCCAACTTGGCTTGTGCATCAGCTAGTTCTGCGTCAAGGTCTGACTTCCATTGTGCTACAGTCTTTTCATTGATGTAACCTGCTTTGCGCAGTGTCTGCACACTTGGGTTATCGTCAATCTGCTTTCTAAGTCCGAATGGGTGTGCTTCGCCATAGCTGGGCACTGTGAACACCACCTTGATGTATTTGGTATCAGTGTTGGCAGGGTTCTCATAGTCCGGCTTGCTCATTGAGATCAAGTAGTAGCCGTGGACGTTGTCAGCTTCGTCTACCTTTTTCTTCTTGGGGTTGAGCAGGCGTGCTTCGCCGTCCTTGCCCAGTCGCGCCTTTACTTCTGGGGTAAAGTCGCCCTTGTCATCTACAAACTTGGCCAGGTGTGGTGGCAGTTTGCCATCAGCTTCTACAATGTTGTAGGCCTTGTAGTTGCCACCGCGCACTACACTCTCTGCAATCTTCTCAGCAGCCTCGCGTGACTCGTAGGTCTTGTGCGGCATTGGCACAACTCGGTTGTTGTTGGCAGTGTAGACAATAGTAAACTTGGTGCCTTCGTTCAAAGCAGCCCATTCCTCATAGCTGAGATAGATGTCCGAATCTGGATCATAGTATGCGCCCTCTTTTGGGTCGTAGTAAACGACCTTGCCAGCCTTGGTCCGGAACGGGCCTTCTAAGCCTGCTCGCTCACCATAGCGTTCTGTGTTGATTGGTGGGACGTTATACGCACCTTCTTTAACACTCTTGTTCATTGGGACACCCTTGAATTGTATTGCAGTATTTACCGTTGACGACAGATAAAGGTAAATGCGTTGTCCACAACGTTTGCGCTAACGTCCATTGGTAGTGCAGTGTCTCCGTCCTTAAAGTCCAGTGATTCTATCCAGATTTGCCCCGCAGCCGTGTTGGTGTTGACTAGCTCTACTCTATGTATAGCACCATCGTCGCGCACTGTCAAGCTTTCTTTGTTGTAGTAGGCCTTGACATCAAACCCAAGACGGCGCTCCGCCACAACAATCCCGTCATACAGTAATCTATATGACGGGATCAGGTTGTCGTTCTTCTTACAACGTATCTCAATGTTAACTGTTGTGTGGCTCATCAATCTTTAAGTGCTTGAGTGCAAGGTCGCGATTGCGTTGTGCTTTAACACTGCTCTTCTTCATTTTGCGGGCTTTGACTTGCAACTGTCGCGCTTCTTTCTTACTAAGGGGATCACCTGTTGTCTTTCCTAGATAGTTTGCTGCTCGTTCTTTTAGTGTAGTGCCGCGGTCGTAAATTGTTAGGTCTTCGTTTAGGCTGTATAGTTGCATAGTGATCTCCATTGTTGCAGTTTTTATTGACTCTGGCATAATTGAGCCAGTTCGGATACAGTTAGAAACGGTTGCTGGGCTCTACTCCATCTGCTACGGCGAATAGGAAAGTGACTTTCCAGTCGGTGTGCTGTTGCCTAGCTGCCTTGTTTGCTGCTATTCGTGCTGCTTCAGCCTTTTTGAGCATGCCTTTGAGTTCTTTGTAGGCTGTCATGTATTTGGCTTTATCTTCGGGCGTAGTAGCCTCGACCGCCCTTGCACTCATCTTGTCTATGTTACGCTCCAAGCTGGAGATTTCCTCTTGGTATTCGTTGTCCACTTCGTAGTTGTCTTTGTCATAAACAGCCAGTCCACCGCGTAGTCGGTCGTCATCTTCGTTGTCTATGTCGCTATAGACCCATTCACCATCTGACTTTTCGTAGCCAGCATACACTGTGATGCCTGGTTGCTTGCTCAAGTTCAACCATAGCTTCTCGCCACCTGCGCTTTGTTGGCTGCCACTGCGGAGGATCAATCCCTTTTTGCACAACAGCACATACACTTGAAGCATGATGCCGCGACCCTGGTATTCTTGTGACAGTGTACTGATGTCAGTTATCCAGGCGTTGTATTCCTTATCCAGCTGGATTTCGCCAACTGTGAGGTTGTCCTTGCTACGATCCGCAAGATGAACTGCCATACTGCGACGAGTGCTGCCACGCTCAATTACCACGTCTAGCCCGGCCACACGGCCGATCTTGAAGGCGCGGTCACTGTTCTTACCACTCCAGCGCCAATGTGATATTTCGCCCCAGTAGACTTCGCCCCAATCCTTGCCTATCTCAATGCTGCCAATCTCATTGAGACGTGACTCCAGCGTCTTGCTCATTTCGGTGTTGCTGCTGTCGCTGAATGCGTTGCTGGTTGTAGCACTGTCGGCTTTGAAGCCAGCCTTTTGATAGAAGCCCTCGCTGTTCCACTTGGTGGTCAGCTTGACGCGCTTTGCACCACGTGCCTTTGCCATCTCCATGCCTTGGCGCAACAGCTTTGAGCCCACTCCCCTTTCGCCCAGGTTGCCCAGCCACTTGAGCACAGCCACGTCGCCGTCAATCACAATGTGTAGGCCGGCGTATTGCTGGTCGTCGGCGTCGATGTTGTAGAGGAAGATGCTTTTGTCCAACAGCACGGGATTGCGCAGTGCATTGAGGTGATTGCGCACCACCATCTCCACAGCGTGTAGCGCATGGTAGTCACTGGTATAGCTGCTGATGTCTTTACCAGCCTCGTCAGCCATCTGGCTAGCGTCGTCTACCTCTTCCATCTCGTTTTCCAAGCTGGCCAGCCAATCTTTTAGCTCTTCGCGTGTCTCGTTGCTTTCCAGCAGGTGCCCACTAGCCACACGGTTAACATTGTTCATCTTACCTGTTACACTTTCCGTAACAGCTTCCTTGGCCGGAACCGCCAGCAAGTAAATGTAGGCACGGTCGGCTTCCTTGCCTCGCTTCTTGACCTCTTCCTTCTCAGCATTGAGACGTGCAATTCTCTCCTCAAGGCCTTTAAGGTCGTCCTCATACTGGGCACGAACCTTTGGCTGAGTCAGCTTCTTGAGTTTGTTGCTCAGCTTGAACACTAGGTTGCCCAGGCCTTCTAGCTCGCGGTTGATTTCGTCAATCTCTTCTGCTTCTTCGTTTTGGTAGATGTTGAAGTTACCAGCAACACGGCGATTAGCTGTTTCTAGGTTGGTGTATTCCCACTTGTTACCCAGCTTGCGCGCACCGTAGACAGTCACAGTTGGGTCATCGGCCAGCTTGGCCCAAATCTGCGCGCCACCTGGGCTTTGCTGATAGTCGCTTTGCAGGAAGATGCCGTTGTTGACGACGAAAGCGTAGATCTTGGGCATTAGCCCTTTGCCTTGCAGTTTGTTCGATAGCGCACTACCCCGAATACGCCATGGTTCCTTCTTGCTCCTTGACTTGGAGAGCCAGATTATGCCTTGGATACGGTTCTTCTCATCTAGTACCAGGATTTCTTTTTCTGGTGCTGTGCCTTTTGCCTGAGAGTCATCTACCGCAATAGTCAACACACCAATCTTACCAATTGGTTTTACGTGAGATTTAGGCAGCGCGCCCCAGTAATAGCTCATGTAGTCTTTGGTAATCGGCACAGTCTTGATACCGTCTTCGGCAACAGTAATGCTACCAAGTGCAGCTTCGGCAACAAGTCGCCCCACAAACGGATGCTTGCCGGCCTTAGACTTTTTTGCAGGTTCGTGACCCTTTGCTTGGTCTGCTGGTGCAGATTCAATGATGTCAAACCTGTTTGGGTTTTGCAGCATACGCTTGGTGTTTACACGAACATAGTGAATGCCATCGTCAAACGCAAGTGGTCCTTTGATGTAGAACTGCTTGGTGTCATTTGAGTCTTGGTCGCGCACAGTGAGCGGCTTGGTGTTTTGTTGCAGCCAACGCTTGATAACGCCGCGCGCTTCCTTGATGACCTCTTGAACATCAACGCCGCGCTCTTCTGCCAATCCCTTGGCTCCGTATGTCATCCAGCGAATCATCAATCCGTCGCCTGCGGCACCAAATCCCCATGGTCCAGGTGCTCGGCTACGACGACCCGGCTCAACTTCAAACACGCGCCTGGTGAACCCACCAGCGCGGTTGAGTTCAACTTCAATAGGCTTTGCTATGTCAGCTAGTTTGCTTTCTGCAGTCATCAGCTTTTGCTTTCAACGGCCAAGATTGGGTTTGGTGTTGCGAAGTTGCGCTTGCGCATAACAGTTTTGGCCACCAAGTCTAGCTCACCGGCGTTGCTGTCCCAGTTTAGCGCGAACGGAATGTTCACGTCGCTGCGCATGTCTTTCATCACAGCCTGTGCATCTGGGCCCATGCTGGCAATCTTCTTGCCCCAACGCTTGAACTCATCGCGGAACAGCAGCCCTAGCTCTGGCAGCGTAATCTGGCGCGCGTTGCGCTCATCGTTCACACGGTCTAGGAAGTGGCGGGTAAAGTTGATGTCAATGCCAATGGTTTTGAACAGCTTGTCGACGTAGAACTCCAACTTGTTGAGGTCTGCTTGTGTAAGCTCGCGTGGCTGAGCAACTGGTGCATCCTCAGCCACCTGTGGCTTTTGTGCTTTGAGCCAAGAGATTGCATTGTGGTCGCGCACAGGCGCCTCAACAAACTTGTCGATGCTCTTTTTCAGTTGTGCAAAGTTGGGATTGTTGTCAACGCCATTGGTGCTGTCTACGATGTAGAAGTGCCCAACGCCAAACAGTTGCTGAAACTGCATCATGTTCTCTTGGACGTGTCGCCACATCTTTTCAACTTGTTCAGGAGCAACCTGGCGCTCACGGCCGAGGTTGCGCTTTTGCGCTACTTCAAGGCTGGTGTTGACAAACACCATTATGGTTTCGTAACCCATCCCCTCTAGCATCTGCTTGGTCCTGCGATACTTGTTGAGGTCTTTACCGGTGCCGTCTAGGATCAATCCAAGGCGTCCATCAAGGTGGCTTTTTTCTTTGCGCAGCGAGATGCCTTTGGCATACTCTCTTGTGTCTTGCCCACCCGGACTAAACACTGTCTCGGCATCCATTGGTAGTCCTTGCTTCTTCATAACGTATTCGTAGATGATGTCGCTGTTGATCATTTTTAAGCCAGTGCCGGCAAACAACTTGTTGGCAACGTAGCTTTTGCCCGATGCAGGACCGCCTGCTAGAAATACAGCCTTAAAGATATGGGGGTCATTGGGGCCTTCATTGAGTAGATCGTTTATCTTCATAATAGGAACCTTTACTATATAGATATTTATCCTCTCAATACACCTTTACTCCGTAGAACTGTTCAAAGGCCCGCGCGTCACGCTCGTCGTTCACCATTGGGCAACCCTTGATGTTGAGGCTGGTGTTAAGCAACACTGGGCAACCGGTTTCTTCATACCAGCGTTCTAGCAGCGTCCTAAAGCCAGGACTGCCTGGATTGTTCTTGGGCACAAGCTGCACTCTACTGGTGTTGTCAACATGGACCACACCCGGCAGCAATTCAGGAACCCTGCAACGTGCCACATACTGCATGTATCTGTTCATTGGCCCTTCAAAGAATCTGTGGGCGTGTTCTTCGAGCACTGCTGGCGCAAACGGGCGGAATTCTTGTCGCTGCTTTACTCCATTGACCAAGTCTTTGATGTTGGGGCGCCGCGGGTCGGCCAACAAGCTGCGATTGCCCAGCGCCCTGGGACCAAACTCGGCACGCCCATTGGCAATGCCTACCATGCCCTTTTGGATCAGTCCGCACAGTGCTGCTTCAACTGGATAGTCACGCTTGATGTTATAGCCCAGGTATGGGTGCTTGAGTTCAACTGGGCGCTGAATGTGTGCCAGGATAGCACCGATGCTGCTACCAGCATCGCCTGGACTTGGTGGGATATAGTAGTTGTCGTAGAAGTTTTCAATCAGCCTGTTGGCACTGCAATTCAACGCACATCCGCCTACCAGCACCAGATTCTGGCTGCGCAAATTAGCCTGGCACCAGATGAGGATCTTCTTAAACACTGTCTCATACACGCGCTGCACACCAGCAGCAACGTTGGGATAGTCGTCCTCAGTTAGTCCCGGTAGCCACCAATCAACCCCAGTGTGTAGGTTGTGGGAGAATTTAAACTCAGGTGTGACTGCTTGGCGCACACTGTCTGCGTCAAAGAAGTCTTCTAGGATACGCTGGGCATATTTCTCGGGATCGCCCCATGCTGCCATGCCCATGAGAATGTATTCGTCCTCTTGTGCTTTGAGGCCAATGCGGTCAGTCATAGCACTGAACCACAGTCCGAGACTGTGTGGGTAACGCTGGCTGAACACCTTTTTGAGTTTGCGGCCCTGTCCTTCCCATATGGTAAAGGTTTCCCATTCGCCAATGCTGTCTAGCACAACCACTGTGGCATTGTCGAGCCCACTGGTGTAATAGCCATTGGCTGCATGGCTGTGGTGGTGACCAACTGTGGTAATGGGCGCAGTGATCTTGCGAGCCGCTAGGTAGTCATGCACGTTGTTTTCACGGAAACGCAATCCTTGCCCGGCATAGAACTGCCTGATGCTTTTGCTGAATGGGCGCTCATACCAAACAACACGATCTGGATCTCCCCAGTTCTGGCGCGCATAGCTAACTACCGCGTGATTTAGGTCCGGGTCGTTTTTGATAGCACTGAATCGTTCACTGTGACTAGCAAAAACAATTTCTGGGGTATAGTCTGCGTTGTATGACATGACCGCCAATGCTGCATCATGACTGTTAGCACTTATTCCCCATATGGTGTTCATTGAGGGGCCTCCTTATTTGTAGAGGAAAGGGTCGCGCTTTTTGAGTTCTTTCAATCTACGTCGGTATTTTATTTCCAACCTGACACGGTTGAATTGTCGTCTAATCCAGCTGATCATTATGTCCACGGCCTTCCAGTGGTTAGGGTAGATGCACCATCATCCAGGCTGCTACTGTTGCCATTGTATGGGTTAGGCAGCTGGTTAATGTTTGAGGTTGAGCGCTTGCCGCTAGCAGCACGGTCAAAGCTTGGCCAGTGCTAGCTTGGCAACCTGCTTGTCGGCTTTGGTAGCAAGGTTGCTGATCTTGTTGGCGCTGCGAATGCGCGATCCAGTGATGATGCCATAGCTAACCAGCGTGTTACCATCTACCAGTAGCGTTCCGTTGAAATAAAGCGTATACCACGTGGTAGCAAAGCCAGTGTTGGCTAGGATAGCTGTTTTGAGAGCGCTGACAGTGATGCCATCGTCTACAGTGTATTGGTCATACTTTGCAGCATTGGCCAAGCTTTGAACGTTGATAGTAATGCTAGCCATAGTAACACCTTCTCTATAGAGTATTTATACTCTATTTCGGCGTTATCTCAGTTTTTCGGCCATCAGTTTGTGGATTGCAGGATCATACGCACCATACAGATCTTGGATCATGCGCTTTTGCGTAGCTTGATCAGCACGAGCAAAGTTGGCTCGCAGCTCTGTTGCACTGCGCATTGGTTCGCCCAGCACAGTGAAATCAAACGTGGGCACTGTAACAACGTAGCCATGCTCGCTCATTGGGCGTGGATCACTGCCCAATGGCTGTAGGTAACCTGGTGAGCCATCCTTCTTGGGTTTGAAGGCAAATCTTGGATCTTCTGCCATGTCCTTTTCACTGATTGCGAACAGCAGGATGGTGTTGTTCTCGTCCAGTCCCTGGGTAGCTTCGACAGGCTGATATGGGCTGCGCACTTGCACAACGTCACTTGGGTTCACACCAGCCAGCTTCATCATAGCCAGCTTTTCTTGGAAGTTGAATGGGCTGCGCGGTGGCTCTACTTTGTCGCTGGCCACAATCTTGACGTTGCCATACTTCTTCTTCAGCCACTTGTAGACCAAGCCGTGGCCTTTGTGGAACATCTGAAAGCGACCTGGATACATCGCCACTATTTTCTTGGGTATACTAGGCTTTTTAGGCTCTGTGCTGGGTCCTGTTTCTTTTGGTGGTTCGTCTTCGAACAGGTCTTTGATCTTCATGGTAACTCCTCGAAGCCGAAATTCGGCTTTACGGTCTTTGTGTTATTTATGCGACACCATCTGTCACGTTGCGCCTCTGAGAT